AGCCGGTTGCTATTATTCAGATTTCAAGATTAACAGCAACAGAAGAAAATACCAGTGTTACAGTTAATGCTTTTAAACTAGATAGGAAAGAAATTTATAAAGCCATGCAAGAAGCAGGGGAAGCATTAAGACTAAGGCTTATTGAAAATAATTTGGTAGCACAGCGTTGCATGACGGAAGAAGTAAAAGAAGATAATGTTCAAGATACATCTGAATTTAAAAAGAGCAAGGTGAAAAAGTAATGGCAGTAAGAATAGCAAAGACAGCTATAATCAGTATTGCTCAACAGAATGTGGCTAGAGGGACAGAATTAAACACTATATGCGATGACAAGTTAAATCTAATTGTCGATCAATTATATAATGACTTTTCATGGCCTAGTAATCAGATATCTGCTTCCATCACATTAACTGCTAATCTTAGCACATGGACTGTTCCTACAGATTATGCCAAGGGGCTGTTTGGGAAGTTAATATTGCCTAATAGCTCTCCCCCAATCGAGATTACTTTGCCACTGTTGTCTTTTGTTGATTACGGATTGATTAGTGCCCAAAGTCAACCAGGGCAACCACAGATATTAAATATTAACAGACGAGTGGACACTGGTGGAGAGATACAATTATCCGGTACGGTATGGCCTGTTCCAGATCAAACATATTCTGGTAAATTATATTATCATGCTATTCAAATTTATGATGTAGCCGATGCTGCTGCGCCAGCATTTCTTGATATAAAAACATTAACTGAATTGCTTACCAATGAATTAAGAGGAATGGGATACGGTACAGATGTTGGCATACCATACGATCCACAGATGTTGGAAAAGGTGTTGGGTAGGATGCGTAGAAATATGGCTGATGAAGGAATATATCCACAGAGAGCGAAGTTAGATGGTAGAATATTCAGACATAGACCTAGAACAGCTTCATGGCTCTCAGAATAGGAGAAACTAATGACACCATTTGAATATCTTGTAGGATCACTAATAGTGGGATTGTATATTAATGGATTTGTGTATTATAAATTAGCAGTTAAGGAAGCTGTAAAAGTTAAAGCAGAATTAATGATATTAAGAGAGAATGATCTTAAACATATAAATGAAATGCTATCACAAATCACCGATCATATATTTCGTTTAGCAAAGAAGGATTAAAATGTCCAAAAAGGATTTAAAATTCACTGGTGGATTAAATTTATTTGTACCTCCACATGAGGTAGCAGATAATCAGGCGCAGACTTTAGAAAATATGGAGATACGTCCTACCAGTATTGATGGTAATTTAACTTTCTATGCTCTTACAGCAAGATATTCTTACAAGAGATTACATGGCTCCGATCTAGGGATAATCCCAAGAAATTTGGTGGAGTTTGTCCAAGTGAATAGTGGAGTAGGAGTTAAACAGTTTACTGGGGCTGGATTAAATGATGCTACGTTTGGTGGTACTTATGTAGGATCAACTGTTTTATCCACCTATGAAGTAGAGATAGATGCCACAGGAACCCCCGATACTTTTAAATGGAGAAAAGATGCAGGAGGATATACCACAGGGGTAGCTATCACTGGTTCTGCTCAGACGCTTGCGGAAGGAGTAACAATCACTTTTGCAGCCACTACAGGACATACATTGGGAAATAAATGGATTGTTAATGTTGCTCCATCCGGTACGAAGTGGTTAGTTGTTGGGGGATTAGGAGCAGGCACTACCTTTGTAATTAAAGCACTTCAAGATGGACAGACAACCCCAATACAAGTCAGTTCTCAAGCTACCGTTAGTGCAGGAGTATGCAGCTTTCTGTTATTTAATAATTATCTATATTATACTGATGGAAACAAAGCATGGCGTAAGTGGGATGGGTTAGATGATACAGCCAGTGGGTTTACCACAATAACCAAGTATGGTATTCAACATAAAAGTAAAGCAATATATCTAAATGATGTTACTAATAACAAACCACATCGGTTTTGGGTTAGCAACACCGGAACACCAGAAACAGTACCGGCAGCTAACAGTTTTGATGTAGGAGAATCCACAGATGCTTTAGTTGCAGGGATTGACCAAACAGAAAGATGTATATTAATTAAAGAAAAATCTATGTATGGATTTTACTTAGCTCCTACACTTACAGAATCAACTATACTTAGAGGGGATCAATGGAAGGGATCAGTAAGCCCTCTAGGGGTTGTTTGGGGATCATTCGGTACATATATTTATAGTGCTGATGCTGGTATCCAATCTATATCAGGTCTTTATATAGAACCAAGTGTGTTACAACTTTATAATAAATTTAAAGGATTTCAAAATACTGCTGCTGCATTAATGTTCAGAGAAGATCAAGTTTTAATTAGTACAAAATCTGATTCAGGACAAAGTAAAAATAATAGGATTTATTTGGTAGATATATTAGATGAAGAAAACTTGAAGGTGTATCAATATAATATTCCCATAGTAGTTTTCTGCCAAAATAAAGGAATATTAACATTCGATAAAAGATTAAAAGCTATCGAAGATGATGGGACAAATAGATATATAGTTGAATTAGATCAGAGAATATCTACAGCAGAAACTAATATATCATGTTTGGTTAAGACAAAAGATTTTTCCTTAGAAGATATTGGTCGTTTTAAGAAATTGAATTATATAGTGTTGGAATTCAACGCACCTAACACAGTGAATGCCGTAACATTAAAAATATATGGTGATGGAGTATTAAAAGAGACACTTACATTCACCCCAACTGCTACAGGACATAATATTAAAAAGTTTTTACCAAAGAGACATTTATCATTCGGGAAGCACATAACATTTCAGATAGAGTATACACAACCAGCTAGTAATACTGATAGATTTGCATTATTTGATAGCAGCTATTTTGATTACGATACAGAACAAAGGGTAGACTAATGAAACTATATGATTACAGTAGACGGAGATCGAAGTCTAAAGACATTCAATTCGATCAACTAGATGAAGAAATAAGACGGATTTGGGATGCTTTGTATAATAGGAGAGGACAATATTCAGATCAATTTGGTGGAGCAGGAAATGACCCATTTACTAATATTTATGGAGTAGGACGGGTAGGTGGGCCAGGATATTCAAGAGAAGAAATTTTGGCAAGAATACCAAGAGGAACGAGTACGACATTACCTTTTGATCCTCTTACTGGATTACCTTCTACTCCATCTTTTGTGAAGCAACAATTTTCTATTCATCCTCCTGGGCCTTATCCAGTTACAGTAGGTGCTAGTATACCAGCACCATCAGGAATACCAATAGGATATGTTGGTAGAACATTTGGTTATTATATCCCTACAACTGGGGCACAAGATTTGGTTGAAATTAAACTAAAAGGCCCAAACATTACTGATCCAGTTATAGAAACCATTGCTCCGAGTTTTGGGGGAGGGTCAGAATTTGCTGTAAGATACAATACTTTGTTAGATGAAGGAGAATATATAGAAGTAGTAGTTAATAAAACAGCTAGTGATGTGCATTTCCCTGTAGCACAAACTTATTCAGGACATTTTACACTTTTATTAATTGCAAAATGGCCATTAGGTCAAACAGACACTTTAAATCTTGGTTATGGTATTAATTTAAAATTTATAAGAGTTAAAGTAGCTCCAACTTCTACACTAGGGACTCCTATATATACTTCGCCAGCAAATAAAGTATCATATATTCCATTAGAATATGTTGCACTAAGATTTACTGGAGCAGTTTCAGGTTCTCCTACTGCAAAATGGAGACATATACCAGTGGATACAGCAGTTCCAACTGTAGCGTTCCCTGGATTATATCTCTGGAATCTAGGGAGTAGATATATGAATACTCCTTTTCAATCTCCATTTGCAGCATCATCATCCTCAATCGGTTCATCAGGATTTCCATTACTTGAACCAGGAGATCAGTTTCTTGTAACTCCACCATCAACTACTGCTGGTACTTTTATTATAGCACATTTTCCGGTATATGAAATTGATTTAACTGAAACTTTAAATTTTTAATAGGAGATAAAATGATACTTCGTAAACCGAATTTTCAAGATATTTATAAAGCAACACAAGTATTAAGTGATGATGAAGAAGAACAGAAACAGATATTACAAGAGTGGTTGTATCAGCATAAAAATAATCCTTCATTTTTTAGTTATGTAATAGTAAAGGATCATGAGGTACTAGCTGTTGTTACAGGATGGTTCTATGAAGAAACAACTATCGTATCAATAGGAAGAATCGAAGGGAATGAAAAATTAAAACAAACATTATTCAATAAAATATTGAAAGCGTTTGATCCTGAAAAAATAACTGTTTCATTAAAAGAGTTGGATAGATTTGCTTCCAATTTTAAAGTAGAATCTTACAATCTAGTTTGGGATAGACTAGAAAAAGAAGATGAGGTTATAGAAACCGATGAAAATAGTACGAGTGTTGAAGAAAGAAACGATTAAGAAAGTTTTTGAAGCATTGAATGAGAGTTTTGAAAAAGAAGGTAAGTTTGGGAATTATGGGATAAGTTATAATCTGGAAGATTTTACTGACTTCTGGTTAAACGAGGGAGATGATGGATTTTTACTTGCAGCTATTGAAAATGATAAAGTAGTCGGTGGGATTGGGGGAAGTATTATCCCATCCAATTTCAATAAAAATTTAAAATTTGCAAGCGAATTATTTTGGTTTGTATTAAAAGAATATAGAGATAAAGATGTAGGAAAAAAGTTGTATGTAAATTTTGAACAGTGGGCTTGTGATAAACAAGCTACTAATATTATGATGATTGGCTTGGAAGATTTAAAAGATGTTGAAAAATTCTATCAAGCAAATAATTTTAGTAAATTAGAAACAACATGGATAAAGAGGGTGAGTTAATTGGCTCATAAAATTGGAAAGAAATTTGAGAAAAGTGTGTTAAGACCTATAGGAAAATTCCAGGGTAAAGTATGGAGAAGAACATTACCTATTGCTACAGGTGCGTTGGGAGGATTTTTAACAGGTGGGCCTATGGGAGCTATCATGGGTGGGGCTACAGGACTTAAAGGTGCTTTACAAAAAGGGGGACAGCCAGTTACTTTTGGTAATCTATTTAAATCCGCAGGAATGGGAGCGTTAGGAGGATTGGGTTCTAGTGCGCTTATGGGAGCAGGAGGCATGTTTGGAATCCCTGGTGGGGGTCTTAGCTCAATGTTAGGACTGGGAGGACAAACTGGTTTACTCGGCGGTCTAGGAAGTGGATTAGCCGGAATGTTAGGAATGGGGGGAGGTGGTGCTGG